CGCTGTGCCGTCTAATAAGTCAGACCAATAGATTGTGGACTTGTCTGCTGTAAAATCTGCTACCCATAGACGACCAAACGCTGCTAACACTTCATGTCCTTGCGGAGGAGTGCCTGTCGCATGAGCATGAGAAGACATCTTGTCTACTGTACCTGCGTGATCTGAGTACACTAGAGGCTCATAGCCTCTCTGAAATAAAAAAGCATGGTCGTTAAATGATACGATCTTCCAGTTATTTGTAGTGATCGTGTAACTTCCTGGGCTTGCGTCTACCATCGTGGTAGTACCAGTAAAGATTTTATTATTACCTGCCGATAAGAAAGTAATGTCTCCATCTTCAGCAACAAACTCATGCAGTGCTTCTACACCTGCTGACGAACCTAACAAGTCATTACCGTTAAGTAAGTCATAGCCTTTTCTTGCAGCAATCCTTCCTTCTTTATCAATAATGCAATTATCAGCCACAGCAGCAAAGCTAGGCTCTTGCGCTAACGGAGCGTCTTGCGTGTTGATCCCCGCAAATCCAGGGGCTGTGATTGTAATGCTCTGTAATTGTTGAGCCATCTAGACCACCATGTACGTTAGATCTTCTGGGAATCTGTTTGCATCTATAGATATAGCGTCTGCTAAAGCGTTAGAGGCTACGGCAAATTGTTCTGCTGCTGACTGACCGCCTGTCTCGCCTCTTTCCCTCAGAGCCATTGCAAATGCGTACTGCACTATAGGTCTATTAGGAGCTTTGATTTTAGTAGCATCCGCAGTAAGTTCTGCTTGGGGCGTAGCCATATCAAACCTTAGAGCTTCAATAGCATTAGGGTCTGGATATACTTTGATTTTTAAATCATCGCTATCATCCGTCCCAATGAACGTATAACATTCAGGGCTTCCCGCAGCAGGTGTATTATTGTAGTAAACATTATCGAAATACGCCTTTGTCTTGTAATTAATAAATGAGTTCTTAGTATCATTAAGTGCGTGTTTTACTACTGCGTCCATACCAGATCCCGTAAGAGAATACTCTGACGTTCCTATTACGGTATTAAAAGCAATTGTGCTTCTTAGTGACGACCAGTTCCATGCCTCTTCTACTAAGTTTTTAGCGTCATTAACAAAGTCTCCAATCAATGCGGAGTAACTTGATTCTAATGCTGTTGCTACTTCATCCTCACGCAGTCTACGCAAGACACTGTTAATTGCTTCCAAGTATGTCATTACTTGCCTCCAGAGGCTTTTAGAAATGCGTCAAACATTCCTAGCTGAATATTATCTAAGTCTACAAACTGTGGCGAAAACAAAATACTTTCTGTTATTGGCGTTGCGCTTGTGACTATGTCAAATAATTGTCTTTTGCTTTCTGTAGATTTTGGTTTAATGATCTCAGGAATAGTTACGACTGCTTGGTCATCAGTAACGATCTCATCAGAAACCACAGTTGGATCGGGAGTCGGATCAAGATCAGGTTCAAGATTACCATCAGGCTCAGTGCTAGGAACAGTATCAGGAACAGGCTCGGCAGGAGCAACAGGAGGAACAGTAGGAGTGGCAGTGCCAACACCTGTATCATCATCTGTACCATTACCTGGATCAACGCCTGCGTCATCACCCTTTCCTCCTAAAATAAAAGGACCAACAGTGCTAGGATCAAAAGTCGGAAAAGCAGGTTTTAACAAATCATTAAGTAAATCTCCAAAAGTTAAAGGCTCTTTGTCATCATCCTCATCATCTTCATTAACAAAAGGTAGGTCAGATACAGGCACTCCCATACCAACTAACTTGTCAGTCAAACCCTTAATAGTTACGTCATAAGCAGCGTCAGACTCTTCTGGAGTCATCTCTACAACACCCTGCTCTGTACCTTTAGTCTTTATAACTCCTGCTTCTTTGTCAGCTATTGCTTGATTTAACATATCTAGTGTAGCGTTACCGCTGCTAAACTGACCTTCTTGCTCCATAGAGTCTAAAGCATCTGCAACAAGCGCGTCTTGATACGTTTCATCAAACATCTCTTGGGAAGTCTGTATACCAGAGCTTCCGTCACTTCTTCTTGTAGGGTATTTTTCGACCATGTTAGCAAAGCCATTATCGGCATTGTATAAAAACCCATCAGAAGCCTGAACAGGACGGTTAAATACATTCCTATCTAAAAAGACATTATCAAGCAAACCTTGTACTGGTGATTCAGTAGCTTCACCAACAGACACAAACCTGTTAGTAGCGCTGTCCCAAATCATTGAAGTTGGTTTTGGAGTTACTAAAGTTCCCATTACTCTTCATCCTCTTCTTGTAACGCAGCTAATATATAATGTATCTGCGACTGAAGCATTCCTACTAAGTAGATTGGCGGGATACCTTGCTCCATCAATCCTGCACATAACGTGTCTAATTCAATTTCAACTTCTATTGCAAAGTCCTCTAACCCTTCTACTGACTGTGGTGGAAACTCTATAACTTCGGACATGGGTCTGGCAACATCATTCCTGTTGAAGCAAATAAAAAACTTCTCTTTGCTTTACGAATATAAGAAACTGGCTTAGAACAATAAATCTTAACGTCCTCTACCAAACCCTTTGTTATGTCTCCTTTGTCGTATCCATCCTTTAAGTTATTAGTAATAGCACAATTACTCAGAACAAAACTTAGTAGTAAGACGGCTATAACCCGCCATATCGTGGTCTGAAATAGCATCGCCTATACCCCTATCTTTTCGTACATATGAATCTTCTGGGTCTATCCAAGTCTTACCCCAGTTATCAAAGTACACCATGGTTTGTCCTGCATCTGCACAGTAACCTATCGCGGGTATTCTTGCGACCATGTCTGACCCGCAGACAAATGATACTTGCGAGATTAAGTTTTTCATCTTTGCTTTAGATGGACGCATAAAAACATTTGGCTTACCAAACGTAATCAAACGAGTCTTTTCAAACTTACGGCAGCAATGCGCTGACAACTCCGCAAGAGCAGCGCCTAACGAGTGACCTGTAAAAATAATTTCTTTGTTAGGATCAAGATGCTTTTGTATCTCTTTCCATACAGACCTATGCGCCATCATAAATCCACCATGAACCCAACGCCCTTTATATCTCCAAGGGAACGCAGTCATGTTAAAGATCCAATCTCTTGCTTGTTGAGTCCCGCGAAAGATGACGTATTGCTCATTAGTTGCATTTACAAAATAACAAGTCGTAGATGTACCTTTAGACTCAATCTTGATTGCGCCTTCAATCTCTTCTTCGTAAGCAAGTAGTGCGTACTTACACGCCTTCTGTATCAGTCTCTTGTTCACAGGTAATCTCTATCATGTTAGGGGCTACGGATTTTGCTACAGCTTCTTTGTTTGCGTTTCTTTGTGCTTCAGAAAGCTCACAATATTTAGTTACTGCATCTCCTACAATATCCAGAGATGAGCATGAGAATAAAAAAGCCAAAGGTATTAGTGCTAAAAGTTTCATAATCCACCTGCATAGTTAGTTAACAAAGCTACTAGTCCTACAATAAATATCCAGAAAAGTCTTTCGCCAAATCTGTTATCAGTTTTAAAAGCCATTTCTTGCAACTTATCATCCATTGCATTGACTTTCTTTTCGATAGACGACTGCCTGTTAAAAACAGTAACTAACCTTTCTTCAACTCTAGCCAAAGAAACAATGGCTTCTTGAAGGTCATCTATCTTATGCTCAACACGCCTCAATCTATCTTCACTCATATCTTTACATCTGGCTCTGCATACTGCTTTGGTATTTCGTAGGTACAAGTAATGTGCCTACCCCCGTCTTTCTTAAATGCAATCATACTCATTGTATGATCTGAACCATATCCTTGACCTGAGTGCCAGGAATCAGGTGGAGCTAATGTACCAAACTTCTGCACTGTAACTCCCTCAAACTCTTGGACTGACGCATGATGAAAGTGTCCTACAAACCAAAGTCTGTGTGTACTTTCGCCCCATGCTGCGGGCATATCTCTTGGCATAATCTGCGCTAACTTAGCTGCTTTTACTTTATCTCCATGGTGTATTCCAAACAACCACTTACCCCATTGAAGGTAATGAAAAAAACCTTTTGACTTCAATATGTTAACTCTTTTCTCTTTAGAGTAATAGAACTCTAGAATTAACTGCACCGCAAGAGCAGTGTCTGAGTCGTGGTTTCCTCTAGCTATTGCGACTTGTATTGTGTCGCACTTAGTTAGCATCTTATCTATTGCATACATCATTGTTTGTGCAGCAACACGCATTACTTTTTCAAATCTTGTGTCTACATCAACCAATGTGCCTTTTGTCGTAAAAGGCGACGAACCATCGGAGTGTGTGAAATCACCGACTTGTACAAGCATCCCTGTTCTACACTCAGGAGATCGTTCTACTAACTCATTAATTGCTTCTTTAATTTCTCTTGAAGCAATGCTTGTATCAAAATCTCTGTCGCGCGTTTCTTCACTGTCTGCTCTCATTCCTAAGTGAGCATCACCAATTATAATAGTAGAAAGCAATTCGTCTTTACGTCTAGAAGTTTTTGGCTTGCTTTTAATAGGCTTAATGCCTTCGCATAACTCCTGAACAAATGCTCTAAATGCCTTGTCTTTCTTTATCTGGTCTGCTTTTGTTTTAATCCAGACCGTATTGCCTTCATCATCTTTTGTAAGTGTAGACTTACCAATTAAACTATGACCTTCGTCAACAAATCTTGACCCGTCAAAATATAATGTAAATCCTTTTGCTGCTGCTCTAATTCTTACATTATGAAGAACTGTTCTAAAGGTGCTATCACCACAACCTATTGATTTTGCTGCTTCTACTGCACTTTGATTGTGATTGTACCAGGCTTGTATAATTTCTCTTTGTCGATCTGTCGAGCAATAATCTAATAAACTCATAAAATCCCCTTAGCTTATTTTTGTAACAACAAACCCAATCATTAACGCAATTGCACCGACTCCTACGGCTGTTATGACTAATAAAAAAGTTAAGTCAGCTATTCTTTTTTTTCTTTTTGCTGCTGCCTTTGCTGCTTGTAATCTTCTTGATCTTTCTAGCTGCCTGACTCTCATCATCTGTGAATACAAAGCAGTCTTACCTTTATCTTGAAACATTCTCTTTAGTTGTGCCTCTAGCTTCTTAGTTCGTTCTTCTGCCAATACTGCTTGTAACGCATACGATTCGACAGAATCTTTTGCGAACATCTTGTTTGCAGCAGATGTGTTTTCTGACTGTGCTTTAGCTTCAGTAACTTTATCTTTTGCATCATAGAAAGCTGCAATAGTTCCTTGCATCTCGTGTATTTCTTTGCTTTTGTCAACTCCATATTTTATAAGTTGAAAAGCCTTTTCTGCTGCTGCAACAGCTAATGAGATTTCTATCATTCATCAAACCACCCTAACTTTAAAGTTACCTGCACCGACTGTAGTGATTCTAACTTTGTTGGTAGCAGGAGCATCCCAGTTATAGTCTGTGCCAAGAACAACGCCTTGGTTTAATACATTGGCATCATAGTTTAAAGCAGTACCAGAATAAGTTGGCACTGTTGAACCAGAGGCAATATATAAAATAGCTGCAAAGTCTAAGTCATTGCCAAGCGCAATTTGATTAGCGTCACTTAAAGCATTAAGCGTTGTGCTAGTCATTTTGTTTACAGCAACAGCCATTGATTCTCTTAAAGCAGATACTTCAGTATTGGTAGTTGCGTTAGTCCAAGTTTCTGAACCAAAAGTTGCGTTAGAGTTATATTGATAAGTCCCAGAATTATTCTTAACAATACTTCTCGCTGCACCAGTAGCATCTTGAACTTTCCAAGTTGTCTTGTTATCCGTAGACACAGCGTAAAAAACGCCACCATCACCAACAGCATTTGTTGCTGTAGTTGAATTTAAATCAGTCCAGTAAGTTGTATCTATGTTACCGCTAATGCAAGGCTGATAGCCTGTTGGTATTGAGGAAGTAAAAGTGTCGTATTGAAATACCTTTTTCTGCCCTGATCCTGCAATGTACATTTGAGTACCGTCTTGAGAAAAACCAATGCCTCTTGGAGTTGATTCTTGACCACTAAGGAGAAAGTTTCTTACAAAAGACGCAGTTGAAATATTACTTCCAGACGCTAAGTCATATTCATATACTCTAAGATTGCCATTACCCACCATAAATAGTTTGGAATTAGCACTATCCCACACCAACCCATCTGGATACGGATCTTGAGACGCAAAAGAAAAACTAACGCTCTGATAACTAGCTGTTGAAATATCAAAAAAACTACTGCATTGATATTGATGAGCAGAATAGTTTTGATAACCTGCTATTATTAAATATTCTCCAGTGCTATCAAAAGAAATTGCCTTTGGTTGATTTTCTTGATTACCAACGAACAACTGTTTACTAGCATAACTAGCAGTTGATAAATCAAAACCAGTAGTTAAAGTGTATTGAAAAACTTTGTCGTAGTTTAAACTTACTGCAAATAAAGCTGTTCCATCATTGTTAAAACAAAAATCTTCTAAGTTTGCTACAACTTGAGGACCAGTATTTAAAGTTGCAGTATATGAAGATTTTGTTGTTACGTCATACGGAGTGCTTAAATTGTATTCAGCAACATACATATTTGACAGCCCAGACACAAACATTTTTGAACCATCATTATTGAATTTAACCCCTGACGGATGGGTTACATCACCGCTTACACTTATGCTTTTATTAGTGTAAGTCGCACTAGCTAAAGTAAATCCTTCTATATATGCGCTAGTCTTTAACACATCAGCAGTTGCGTCATATATCACTGCATTTAAAGCCCAAGATCCAGAAGATGCTGTAGCGTATGAAGTTGGTGCTGTGACTTGTGAAAAAGTTCCACTTGTTGCTGTTAAAAGAAGTTGACCATCATTAACAATAATAGTTTTACCAACATCTCCAGAAGCAAATGACCCCGAACCTAGAGCTACTGCACCCAAAGGCAATTCATATTGATAAGCGCGATTATTATAAGTTAGTAAATACATAGTAGTGCCAATGAAAGCAATAGCAGACATATCGCCACTAGTTAGCGGAGAGCTTAAAGTTGAAAAACTACTACTAAAAGACGCAGTTGAAAGATCAAAACCAGTTGTTAAATTGTATTGATTAACTTTACTTACTCCTGAAGCACAAACAAAAAATTTTGTTCCGTCAGCATTAAATTGTATTCCGTATGGACTTGTCGCTTCATTGGATGTATTAAAATTAGTTGAATAACTTGCTGTTGAAATATCAAATCCAGTTGATAAGTTATAGACTTGAACATATGCGTTTGAGTAATCCATCAAAAACATTTTCGTTCCGTCTGTATTAAACGTCATGCCAATGGGATCAGTTAATGCCGCACTTGCATCATAAGTACCAGTATACGATAAAGTTGATATGTCAAATCCTGTGCTTAAAGCATAGGCATAAACCTGACCACCATTATAATCAGCAACAAACATTTTTGTTCCGTCTGCGTTAAAACTTAAACCAGTAGGTAAAGAAGTTTGGGCTATGGTAGCGGAGCGTGTAAAACTGGCTGTTGAAACATCTTTTGCGGTTGAAAGAGCGTATTCATAAATTTTGTCAGAGCCACCCACGTTAGCGCAAGTAAACATTTTTGTGCCGTCAGTATTAAAAGCTAAACCATAAACAGTACCGCTTTGACCTGTTAAGTTTGCAGTTTTATTGCTATAAGTAGCGGTATTTAAATTACCTGCCACAAAACTTAAACTGGTCGATGGAGCAAAATTTTCTAATGTATAACTTCCTGCCGAAGCATCCCAATCATTATTGGTTGCACCCGTTTGAGATATTTCTTTAGTAACAGACACATTAGGTACAAGCACACCACTACTTAAAGTAATGTCTGCTGTTTCACCTGCTGCAAAAGTCTTAGTCAAAGATCCGTTAGTAACAGATACATTTCCAACAGCGGTCGTTAAAGTATTAAGCTGTGTTTGAACATTAGACGTTACACCGTCCAGAAAATTGATTACTGGCGCGGAGTCGGCGATATTTCTTGAGTTACTCATTTAAAAACTCCTATGGTGCTGTGGGCCAATCAGAATCTTCAAGGTCAGGAAAATTACTATGTGTTGTAATATCCCTAAGACTTTGA